CCAGGCTCTGACCACCTTTGATACTGCTTGTTATTCCGGTTTTTTGTATTTCTAACCAACTCACATTGTTATCCAAGTCAAAGCTAGCTAATATTTTAAATCCATACTCAGTGCAAGCTGCTTTTACCAAGCGTCCTGGAGTATAAGTATAGTACGAATTTAGAAAATTGTCAACACCAATCGGATGATCACAGTTATTATATGTAAAAACAACTACCCCGCCGGGCTGCAACACAGTGGTAAGTGCAGCCAGATAGCGTTTGATTAGTCTAAGAGGTCGAAAGTTAAAATAATCAACTGCAACAACAAATCCAAATTGTTCACGTGGCAGACTTGCTAATATATTTGGTCTTTGTTCATCGATAACATAGTAGCGCAACCTACGTTGAAATTGTGGCAACCACATTTTACGAACTTCACAGAACATGTCTTCGTGCTCATCAACAAGATATAGCGGATCAAAGCCAACCAAATGTTCTGTGATATCACCAATCCTGGGTCCGAGCTGTAGTCCTGCATATTTCCAACTAATGTATCCATCAATCCTTGCTAGAAAGAAATCCATAGTTGCAGGATTGTATAACAATTTTTTAAATCTATCGCGATCTAGTTTATAATTGTAATCATCATTGATCCCTTCTGCATATAGAGATTCACTTTGTGTAGTTAAGTATGGCGGTTCCAACTGTACCAGAGCTTGATGTAGATATTTCTTAAGTTCAGCAAGATCATCATACATTCCGTTTATATCTGTGAGTATATTTTGTCTTTTTTCTGATATGCTACCTTTGATATTGGCAAAATCAATATTGCTTGAATTTAGATCGGTGTGAAATTGTTGCATCAAGACTTGGATTGCAAGTCCTGATTCTTGCAAACTAAGTTTATCAACTAAGTCTTTATATTTCACCAAATCACTTAAATTCATTATTCAAACTCAAACAAACTGCTAAAAGTATTTGAAGTATCTGTTTCACTTGCTAGTTCCCATTTGAGTACACCTAACAAGTTGTCAATCTTTTGATCTACCACAGTTGCTTCCATTGCTGCATCATCAAAAGGCAACTCCTTAAACCATTGCGGAATGTGTAGCTCGTCAGTTGGATAACCAATACTGGTCCAGTTAAGCGGGTTGGGCTTTAGTTTACACACAATAGTTTTCATGCCATCAATAATGCCTTGTGAATAGTTATCACTGTTCATTTTCTTCATTGAATTCCAGTTCATTGCTGCTCTGACGTGCCCGGGCATGTTGGCCCGTCCTAGCTTTTTCTCTTCAGCACTGTACTTGGTCAAATTGTTAACACGTTTAGGAGAACCCTTTTCCCAAGCAGGACGTTCTTTGAAGTCATACTTAAACACTTTGATCATTTCAATAATCTCATCACGCTGAGCACCAGCAAGCACTTTAACCAGCAACGTCATCAAAAAGTCTTGGATTACTTTTGGAGTGTCACTGCGTTTCAAGTCCAAGCCCATTGCTTTGATCTTGCCTTGCTTGCCTTCAACGTCTAATCGCTTGCCTTCGAGATCAAAGATGTTAACTGCATAACGCTTCTTGGTAATGTACAATGCTCTGTCTGCAATAAGTTCGCGACCACCTTTGATAATTACGCCGTTAGCTCTTGGAACATGAAATGCCTGCTCCATAAACGCTGGCCAACTTTCGTTGAGCTGATCACTGATAGCATCATAGAGCTGTATGCAAATCTCTTTGCTCCATTCCATGTTGCCTGCTTCGACATCTTTCTTGATTACAGGCCATGCACTGAAGTATACCGAATCAGTATCACCATAGATAACTGCATCACCTACGTGATCATATGTTCCCGTGATTGCTTCATTTGTAAATGCATCCATATGATGTGCAATAGCCCTGCCAGTTAGTGTTGTGCTTTGCCCAATACGCTTGTCAAAGAATCGACAACCTGGATTGAGGATAGCACCATACAAGCTATTTAGATTGATCTTCTTCACCAGCTGACGTTTATCTAAAAACTCACGCTCATCAGGATCAGTTGTTGCTCGCAATTTTGCTTGGATCTCTTGTCGTTCTCTATACCAACGTGCAAGCAAGCCCGGAACAACACCTTCTTTTTCATATGTAAAGATAGTGCCATTTGCGCTCAGTATCCAAGGCTGGTTGCTGTCAAAGATTATCTTCCATATCTCTGCGGCACTGTGTACAGTTTCGTCACCGTTCTCCCAGTCAATGGTAACTTCAGTGCCAATTTCCTGTTTCATAACGGCTGTGTATTCTAGTGTGCCAAACAGGCCTTCCCACGCCATAGCAAAACTTGCTTTGTTGTTCATCTTGTCTTTGATATAACGATCAGTCATGATTGGACGCAACTGCCCAATGATAGTTTCGTTGCCCATGTTTAGCGCACGAATAGCACTGGGATACAGGCTGTTGATGTCAATTGCGCCAACCCATTCGTGGATGCCCTTCTTGGGATATGCAACATATGCACCAGCGGCCGCAGTGTTTTCGTCAGTTAAGCGTTCACGTCTGTTGGGGACAACTAGCCCTTGTTCATGTGCTTCATTGATAATTGCTTGCTCAGTAACAGCCACAGCACCCATTGTGGTTTGTAGCAACACAGTGTTTGCATGCGCTAGTTCATTTGCTAGCGCAAGGAATCGCAGTTTCTTGTCCAGCTTGTCTAACAGTGCAGTATCTTGCCTGTTGTATTCGATAAACGTTTTAAAGTTGTGATTGTACAAGTGATCCAGTGTGCCCTCATAAGCAGTCTTGCGCTCATCAAGTTCATACTCACCAATAGCATCCAAACTGTAACTGTGCCGTTCTTCATATGTGTATTTGCGATACAGTTGCATGTAATCCATATGCACTCTGCCAATAAGATCGAATGTAATATTCTCTGCACCAAAGCGTTCAAAAGTGCGTTTCTTTGGCAGTTGGTTCCACAAACAAAAACGTCTAGTGTCATCTTTGCTCAACACTCTTGCAACTCTGTTTACAGTGTAAGGGATATCATATCCTTCACTGTTCCAGCCACTTAGCACATCTGCATCCTCAATGAGATCCAAAAACACTTTTAGCATTTCTTCTTCGCGTTCAAACAGCATGGTGTTTTCAAACTGATTGCATATATCTTGTGCTGTTTCCCAGCTCATGTTCTTGGGAGGAACAACCAATGTTACCAGTTGTTCCATCCACTGCAAGTAAACAGAGATAGCAGTGATTGCATTGAATGGATCGTTGGTTGGCGAATAGCCACGTACTGGATCAAAGTCAACTTCAATATCAAAGAATGCAGTTTGCAACTTTGGCGCAACGTCATCTTTGTAGTTCTCTTCAAAACAGCGAAACACTGGATTGATGTCACTTTCAAAGATCTGTTTACCTGATTGCAATCGCAGTTCTTTGCGAAACTCTTTGTTGTTTCGTGTGTGGAATCTGCTTACGGGTGTACCATAGATACTTTTGTGTTTGCCGCGCGGATCCGCATAGTAAAACTGATAGCTTGCAGGATATTCTCGATACTCCCTGCGCCCATCAATGCGTTCTACTACGTGGATCCGATCCTTGTCGCGATCAAACAGTGCGTCAACATAGCTCAAAGTTTATAATGTCCGTCCAGCGGTTGTGAGGATTTCTTCAAGTAATTCTTGGTCTTCTTTTTCAACTGAATAGCTGGCTTTGTGTGCAATGCGAATTGCTTTTTTAAGCACACTTGGCTTGATTTGCATTTCTTCTGCAATGGCTTTTACTGTGTCTGCAAGTCCAGCATTAAGTGCTTCGACTTCACTCATTACCTGCATGCCTTCGTTGATAATCTGTGTCAGTTTAGCTTTTGATTCACTGTCAAATACGGTCATAAGATGTATACTCCTTTAAAATACTTTACTAGTATATACGATAGTTGGGATGTTGTCAATAGTTTTATTAAATCGGATGGCAATTTGGTTCCAGTAAGTTGTGCAATTGCTGGGTGTTGATGAACTTTTCAAGTTGCCAGGTTTTTAAATTTAGTCCATAGTCATAGATCAATACACGCTGTATACTTGCTTCTTGCAATAGATCAAGATTGAACCGTTCAAGGTCCTGAGATCTCCCGTGTATGATGTTGTATATTATGTTATCAAAATACCATGTAAATTGTAATTTATCATAGTGTATTTGTTTCCAGTTGTTGTATACTGTACGCCACTGTTCAAATCTCCTCGGATCAATGCTGTGATCTAAATAATCAAACAGTTTGTATACAGTAGTATCAAATGTGCAAAACAAATCCATAGGGTTAAGTGTATAAAAGTGGCTGTCTGTATCATCAATTTTGTCATTGATTGACCAAATAGTTTTATAGTCAACATTTAATGCATAGAACTCTCTTTTGTCCCATACATCTGTTAACTTCAACTCATTCCAGATAGCCAAACTTTCGCCGAAAAAATGCTCGCTGTGATCTTTCCAAATTTCTTCAGCGTCAGTGATGAATCTAGTATGAGTAAGTTGGTCTTTGGTTCCTCCGCACCTGGGGATGCTTGCAATGCTATACCGAAGACTGTGA